TAGAACTGAAGAACACGCGTTTAGAGACGAAACTAAAAATAGTATATTTAATCTAGTAAAGCTATATGAGCAAATAGATTATAATGAAGAAATTAACACTGGTGTATCAACTGGTAGCTTTCAATGGGTTAATGGTATAAAAGATACAAATGTTATATTTTATCCAGACCCACAAGGTAGATTTAAAATATCATGGATACCACCAACCCGTTTACAAAATAGAGTTGTAGAAAAAAATGGTATTAAGTATCCTGGTAACGAGCATATGGGTGCTTTTGGCTGTGATAGTTATGATATATCAGGTACTGTTGACGGTAAAGGTTCAAAAGGTGCTTTGCATGGTTTAACAAAGTTTAGCATGGAAGACGCGCCACCTAGTCAGTTCTTTTTAGAATATGTAGCTAGACCACAAACAGCTGAAATGTTCTTTGAAGATGTTTTAATGGCGTTGGTATTTTATGGTATGCCAATATTAGCAGAAAACAATAAACCTCGCTTGTTATATCATTTAAGAAGACGTGGTTATAGAGGTTACTCAATGAACAGACCTGATAAAGCGTGGAATAAATTATCTGTTACAGAAAAAGAAATAGGTGGTATACCAAACACGAGTGAAGATATTAAACAAGCACATGCTGCAGCTATTGAAATGTATATACAGGAGCATGTTGGTTTAAAGGCTGACGAGACATATGGAAATATGTATTTTAATAGAACATTAAACGACTGGTCTAGATTTGATATAAATAAAAGAACAAAGTTTGATGCTACTATTAGTAGTGGTTTAGCAATAATGGCGTGTAATAGACATCTATACACACCTAATGTTAAAGTAGAAAAACAAAAATTAAATTTAAGTTTTGCAAGATATGCAAACGATGGAACAAGATCGCAAATAATAGGATAATATGGCAAAAACAACACAAGGTTATTTTCCTAGTCAAGTAGTAAGTGATGCTGAAAAAGCTAGCTACGAGTATGGTTTAAAAGTAGCTAAAGCAATAGAAAATGAATGGTTAGGTAACAATGGTGCTAACCTAAATAGATTACAAACTACAAGACAAGAATTTCATAAATTAAAACTATACGCAAGAGGTGAACAATCTGTTCAAAAATATAAAGATGAATTATCTATTAATGGTGATTTATCATATCTTAATTTAGACTGGAAACCAGTCCCAATAATCCCTAAATTTGTAGACATAGTAGTAAATGGTATTGCTGAAAGAACATATGACATAAAAGCATATTCTCAAGATCCATATGGAGTTGCTAAGAGAACAGAATACATGGAGTCTATATTAAGAGATATGGAGACTCAAGATTTAAATAATTTTGCTAATCAAGCTTTTGGAATTAATATTTATGAAAACGATCCAAACACATTGCCTGAAACACAAGAAGAATTAACTCTTCATATGCAATTAAACTACAAACAAAATATTGAACTAGCAGAAGAACAAGCAATAAGTGTTTTATTAGAAGGTAATAACTTTGAAAATATAAAGAAAAGAGTTTATTATGATTTAACTGTATTAGGTATTGGAGCTATAAAAAATACTTTTACTACTTCAGAAGGTGTAAAAGTAGATTACGTTGACCCAGCTAACATGGTATGGTCTTACACGGAAAATCCATATTTTGATGACGTATACTACGTTGGAGAAGTTAAAGACATACCAGTTAATGAGCTTAAAAAACAATTTCCTGACTTAACAAATGAGGACTTACTTAAAGCTGTTGAACAGGGTCCGCATAGAGGTGTTATTGGTAATAGAAATATTGAGTCATATAATGATGTAGATAGAAACATTGTTCAGGTTTTATATTTTAATTATAAAACATATGCTAATGATGTATATAAAGAAAAACAACTAGCAAGTGGGGCAGATAAAATAATATCAAAAGATGATTCGTTTGACCCACCTCAAAGTGACGAAAGATTTAAAAAACTTTCTAAGTCTATAGAAGTTTTATACGAAGGCGCTTTAGTGCTAGGTACAAAGAAATTATTAAAATGGGGTTTAGCTAAAAACATGATGAGGCCTAAGAGTGATTACACTAAGGTTAAAATGAACTATAGCATTGTTGCCCCAAGAATGTATAAAGGTAAAATTGAATCATTAGTAGGTAGAATAACTGGTTTTGCCGACATGATACAGCTAACGCATTTAAAAATACAACAAGTCATGTCACGTATGGTACCTGATGGTGTTTACTTAGACGCTGATGGTTTAGCTGAAGTAGATTTAGGTAACGGTACAAACTATAACCCGCAAGAAGCACTAAACATGTTCTTCCAAACTGGTAGTGTTATTGGCAGATCATTCACACAAGAGGGTGACATGAACCCTGGTAAAGTTCCTATACAAGAAATTACAAGTGGATCAGGTGGTAATAAATTAGGTGCATTAATAAACACATACAATTACTACTTACAAATGATAAGAGATGTAACTGGGTTAAACGAAGCTAGAGATGGTAGCACACCAGATAAAAACGCTCTTGTAGGAGTCCAGAAACTAGCCGCTGCTAACTCGAATACTGCAACTAGGCATATCTTGCAAAGTGGATTATTTTTGGCCGCAGAGACTGCAGAATGTCTATCTCTAAGAATATCAGATATACTAGAATACTCTCCAACTAAAGAAGCGTTTATACAGGCTATTGGAGCACATAATGTTGGCACTTTAGAAGAGATGAAAAACTTACACTTATATGACTTTGGTATATTCTTACAGTTAGCACCAGATGAAGAAGAAAAACAGGTGTTAGAAAACAATATACAAATAGCATTATCTAAAAATAGTATTGAATTAGAAGATGCTATAGATGTAAGGGAAATAAAAAATGTAAGACTAGCTAATCAGTTGTTAAAAATAAGGAGACAAAAGAAACAGCAAAGAGATCAAGCTATAGCACAACAAAATATTCAAGCACAAGCGCAAGCTAACGCTCAGTCACAACAAGTTGCAGCGCAAGTAGAACTCCAAAAACAACAAGCGTTAACACAGAGTAAAGCGCAGCTTGAGCAAGTTGAGGCACAGTTAAGTTTGCAAAAGCTACAAGCTGAAGCGCAGCTGAAAAAAGATTTAATGAATCATGAGTTCCAATTAAATATGCAATTAAAGCAAATGGAAGTTGAGGCATTAAAAAATAAAGAGTCTTTCAAGGAAGATCGTAAAGATGAAAGAACTAGAATACAAGCGTCACAACAATCTGAGTTAATATCTCAAAGAAAAGAGAGCTCAGGGCCTAAAAAATTTGAATCTTCAGGTAATGATATACTAGGAGATGGTATGAATTTAGGCATGTTTGGACCTAGATAATTTGTTTAATTTTATAATATTATATTATGGCTAAAAAAAAGAAGACCGAAAAGGTTGTTGATGCGCCTATGGGCGATGAAATAAAAATTAAAGAACAACCAAAAGGCATGAAAAAACTTGGAGATCAAAGTGATACCATAAAGGTTAACCTAACCCAAGAAGAACCTGTGGAAGAAACACAGGTTGAAGAGCAACCAAAAAAAGAAGCTGTAGAAGAAAAGAAAGAAGAAGTTGTTGAAGAAGTAAAAGAAAAAACTACAGAGGTTGAAACTAAAGAAGAAGAAACTGAACAACCAGTTCTAGAGGAAATAGTTGAAGAAACTAAAGAAGAGGAAACTACAACAGAAGAAAAAACTGTAGAAGATGTAAAAGAAGAAGTTGTAGAAGCGGTTGAAGAAGCAAAACAAACTGGTAAACCATTGCCAGAAAACATTCAAAAAGTTGTAGATTTTATGAATGAAACTGGTGGTGATCTTGAGGATTATGTAAAGTTAAATCAAGATTATAGTAAATACGATGATATGACAATGCTTCGTGAATACTATAGGCAGACTAAACCTCATTTAAATACTGATGAAGTAAACTTTCTAATAGAAGATGGTTTTACTTTTGATGAAGAGGTTGATGATCCAAGAGATATAAAACGAAAGAAATTGGCTTTTAAAGAGCAAGTTGCGTCCGCAAGAAGCCATATGGATAAATTAAAATCCACATATTATGAGGAAATCAAAAGTGGTGTTAAGTTAACGCCTGAGCAACAAAATGCTGTTGATTTTTTCAATAGATACAATAAAGAGACTAAAGAGTCACAAAAAATAGCAGAAGAGCAAAAATCTGTATTTATAAATAAAACTAATCAATTATTCAATAACGACTTTAAGGGTTTTGAGTATAAGGTTGGTGATAAAAGATATAGATTTAATGTTAATGATGTAAATACTGTTAAAAATACACAAAGCGATATTAACAACTTTGTATCAAAGTTTTTAGATAAAAACAATACAATGAGTGACGCTAATGGGTATCATAAATCTTTATTTACAGCAATGAACGCTGATGCTATTGCTAATCACTTTTATCAACAAGGTAAAGCTGATGCTGTTAAGGAAACTATGGCGAAAGCTAAAAATGTTGATATGTCGCCAAGAGAAACAGGTACTGTTGAAGCTAGTGGCGTGAAATATAAAGTGCTTGGTAATGATTCAAACTCTTTTAAATTTAAACTTAAACAATAACAATTAAAATTTAAAAATTATGGCAGGTAAAACTCCGGTAGGAGGAAGTAACATTAATGTTCCCAATCCTCTACCAAGCAAACAAACTGCGTCAAACAACTATTTAGATTTTGCAACTGGTTGGGCGCAGCAATATCTTCCTGAATTATATGAGCAGGAAGTAGAAAGATATGGTAACAGAATGTTATCAGGATTCTTAGCACAAGTAGGTGCTGAAGAAGCAATGGCTTCAGATAGAGTAAGATGGTCTGAGCAAGGTAGATTACATATTTCTAAACCAGCTGTGGCTGGAGCAGCTGGTCACGCGGCGGCAAATAAAGTTAGATTTTCTACTGTAGCTGACGGTGAGTTATTTAGAAAAAACGACACTGTGCTTTTATACGCTTTAAGCGGTACAGGAGCTGGTGAATCAATCAAAGGTATCGTTACTATAGAAGTTGACGGTAGTAAAGATGTGGTTATCGTTCCTTATACTCAAGCTACACTTGGAACAGCTACTTTTGGAGATGATACTGTATATCAAGTTATGGTATATGGTTCTGAATTTAAGAAAGGTGATTCTTTAACAAGAAACGCTTTAACACCAGGTTTTAACTCATACGAAAACAAGCCAATTATCATCAGAGATAGATTCATTGTTAATGGATCTGACGCTGCTCAAATTGGTTGGGTTGAAGTATCGGGTGAGTCTGGACAATCAGGATATCTATGGTACTTAAAAGCTGAAGGTGACACTAGATCAAGATTCAATGATTACTTAGAAATGAGTATGATTGAAGCTGAGAGAGCAACTGGAACACAGTTAGATACTTTCTTAGGAACTGGTGGAGCTAATGAAGCAGAAGCTGGAACTGAAGGTTTATTTGCAGCTGTTGAAGGCAGAGGACACGTTTTAACTGACGGATTCACTGGAACTTATGCTGATGACTTAGAAACTTTTGATAACATCTTAATCAAATTTGACGGGCAAGGTGCTATTGAAGAAAACATGTTATATTTAGATAGACACACTACTCTAAAAATTGATGACATGCTAGGAAACCTTAATTCAGGTGTAGCGGGTAACGCTGGAGTAGCAGGAAGTGCGTCATTTGGTGTATTTAACAACTCAGGTGATATGGCTGTTAATTTAGGTTTCAATGGTTTTAGAAGAGGTTCTTATGACTTCTACAAAACTGATTGGAAATACTTAAATGACGTTCAAGCACATGGTGCTAACACGCCAGCAGCTGGAGAAAATAAAATTTCTGGTGTTATTATACCAGCTGGTGTATCAACTGTATACGATGAAGGTATGGGTAGAAATATCAAGAGACCTTTCTTACACGTTAGATATAGAGCTTCAGAAACTGAAGACAGAAAGATGAAATCTTGGATAACTGGTTCTGTAGGTGGAAACATCACATCTGATGAAGATGCAATGATCGTTAACTACTTATCAGAAAGATGTTTAGTGGTACAAGCTGCTAACAACTTTATGTTACTTAAGAGATAATTATTTCTCATTAAACTATCCTCTCCTTGTGAGAGGGTAGTTTATTTTATTAACAATATTATTTTATTATATCATGAAAAAAACAAAAGAAGCGGGCCCAGCCGCAACAAAAAATTGGGAATTAAAAGACAGAACATATACTTTAGTTGGAAATAGATCTCCATTGAGTTATACGATTAAATCAAGAAATATTTTTTGGTTTGATCCAGAAAGACAAATACAGAGAGAAATAAAGTATACAACTAATCAGCAGAGTCTTTTTGTTGATGAGTTTAATGGGAGTGCTAGATTGGCACACATAACATTTGAAGACGGTGTGCTAAAAGTACCAAAAGAAAATGTTTTACTACAACAACTTCTTTCACTTTACCATCCGTCGAAAGATAGAATATATGTAGAGTTTAATCCAGTACAAGAAGCTATTGATGAAGTTGAAATAATAGAACTTGAGATACAAGCTTTAAATGGAGCTAAAAGTATGGACATTGATCAAATCGAGGCTATACTTAGAGTTGAGCAAGGAAGTTCTGTAAATACTATGTCTACTAAAGAGTTAAAAAGAGACATATTGGTTATGGCAAAAAATAACCCTAAATTATTTTTAGAACTTGCCGCAGATGATAACGTTGAGCTTAGAAACTTTGGTATTAAAGCTGTTGAAGCTGGTATATTACAACTTTCTAGCGATAATAGAACGTTTACAATAGGTAAATCAAAAAGAAAAATTATGGAAGTTCCATTTGATGAACACCCATATTCTGCATTAGCAGCTTTCTTTAAAACTGATGAAGGTTTAGAGATTTACAAGAACATTAAAAAAAGATTAAAATAATTAATCACTTATAGGATGGTCATCTTATAGGTGACCATCACTATAAATAAAAAGAAATTATGAGTGTTAATATAAATACTGTTTATCAAAGGGTACAATCAATTGCAAATAAAGAGCAAAGAGGTTATGTAACACCTCTTGAATTTAATAGATTTGCAAACCAAGCTCAATTAGAAATATTTGAGCAGTATTTTTATGATTTAGATCAATACCTTAGAAGGTCAGGTAATGATACTAGATATGCAGATCCTGTTGACACTTTAGAGGAAAAAATTAGTTTATTTGAAAAGTTTAATGCTACTTTATCGTATAATGGTAGTAATGAAGTATTTACTTTACCAACAGATATATATAAAGTTAATTCACTGTGGTATAATAACACAGAAATAGAGCACGTATCAAATAAAGATATTACAAATATACTAGCAAGTAACTTAACGCTACCAACAAATAACCATCCTGTTTACACAAAAAATTATTATGGAATTGTTGTTTACGGTGGATCAACAGCATCACCTTATTATGAAAAGAAAAACTCTGATGTTAAAATGAGTTATATCATTAAGCCAGCTGTAGTTAATTGGGGCTATGTATTAGACGCTAATAATGACGCACTATACAACTCAACGGCATCTACCAACTTTGAGTTACACGCGTCAGAAGAACCTAATCTGGTTATAAAGATATTAGAATTAGCTGGTGTAGCTATGAAAGCACAAGATATTTATCAAATTGCTGATAAAGAAAATATTGAAGATATACAACAACAAAAAGCATAAATAAATGGCAGGATTATTTAAAGGAAGTCAAGAAGCATATTATACCCAGAGTGAAAATTTTACTGGAGCTGCAACAGCTGAAGGTCAAACTGGTGATTTAAAAACAACGTTTACATTAACAGCTGCCAACTGGCCTAGCTCAGGTAGACCAACGGGTAATATTGTTGTTTTTATTGAAAACGAACAAATTGATTCTCAATATTTCTCATATGATAGTGCTACATTCACACTAACATTTTCTAGCATAACAACAGAAGATGATTTACAATATGCTAACGGCGCTGTAAAATCAGGTAAAATAGTTAGAATAAAAGAAGCTGCATTTAACGAAAAATATGGTGACTATCAGTATGTTTCACTTAACGATGCTGTTAACAACTTTTTAATTGCTTACGTTGGTGAAAATAAAATAATATCAAAAGTAAAAAGAACTGATGTTTTATTTCATGCTAAAAGAGGTTTAGCTGAATTTAGCTACGATACATTAAAATCTGAAAAGTCTCAAGAAATAGAAATACCACCAAGTTTAGTAATGAGGCTGCCTCATGATTATGTTAACTACACACATTTATCTTGGAAAGATGATAATGGCATTGAAAAAATGCTGGTACCAACTAGACATACTAGTAACCCTAATGCGCTTCTTCAAAATAACGATTTTGAATATTTATTTGATGAAAATAGTGAGTTATTAAAATCCTTTGACTCAGACACTTGGAATACATACAAATCAAATAATAATGTTGATTCGGTGTATGATGATTTTAATACTGATGACGACATTGATAAATTACAAATTGGTCAAAGATATGGAATAAACGCAGAGCAAGCTAACGCTAACGGTTTCTTTTATATTGACTTAGCTAAAGGTAGAATACATTTTAGCTCAAACGTTAGTGGTAAAACAGTTATACTAAAATACATTAGTGATAGCTTAGGCACTGATAATGAAATGCAAATACATAAATTTGCTGAAGAAGCATTATATAAACACATTATATATGCAATACTATCTACTAGAACAAACACACCTGAATATATCGTTAGAAGATTTAAAAAGGAAAGGTTTGCCGCGGTAAGAAACGCAAAAATAAGATTAACAAACTTTAAGTCAGAGGAGTTAGCTCAGGTAATGAGAAACAAATCTAAATGGATTAAACATTAATAAATATGCCAGAGTTTAAGAGAAGTTTTTTAAGGTCTAAAATGAATAAAGACCTTGACGAAAGATTAATACCTAGTGGTGAATATAGAGATGCTTTAAACATCGAAATATCAACATCTGAAACAGGTGATGTTGGTGCTATAGAATCATCTAATGGTAATATTAAACCTGGACAGTTTATAAACTTAGGATATGATAATTCAGTTTGTATTGGTACGGCTACAGATACTGAAAATGATAGAATTTACTGGTTTATTGCTGGAGACACATTAGATAGAATATTTGAATATGACCTTAGAACTGATTATATATTACCTATACTTGTTGATCACAAAGCAACATCTGGCGGTATACTTAATTTCAGTGCAGATAACTATATAACAGCTGCAAATGTAATACATAGAAAAGCGTCAGATGGTACAAGTGATAATACAGAATCACTTTTGTTTTTTACTGATGATGTTAACGAACCTAAAAAAATAAATATTAATAGATTTAAAAGCCAAGAGAATTCTTTTAATTCTATGACCACTATATATGGTAGATCAGCAAAAGAAAGAGACATAACTGTTATAAAACAATATCCTTTAAACGCACCAAACATACAGTTGTTTAGAAGCTTGCGTGAAGGTAGCGTTAATTCAACATTTATAGATACCAATGGAGATGCATTTACGCTAGGAGTTGGTAATTCTGATCCTAAAGCTTATGGTACGTCTATATCTTTAACTATCAACGATGTACCTAATTACGAGGTTGGTGACAGGTTAGTATTTAAGGCAACAGATCAAAATGAAGTTTATAGTGTGCGTGCTTTTATAACTACCACGCCAACGTTAACTTCAACATCAACCAGCTTTACTGTAAAAATATTATCAACTAGTGAAAAACTTATAGCTGTAGCTAATACCGTTTGGCAGGTTGAACTAGAGGAGCAAGATGTTAAATTTGAAGACAAGTTTCCAAGGTTTGCTTATAGATGGAGATATAATGATGATGAATATTCTGCGTTTTCACCATTTACTAATATAGCATTTTTACCTGATAACGAAGATTTTGTTTACGATAACAACAAAGGCTATAATGTAAACATGGCTAATAGTGTTAGAAAGATTGTTTTAAACGGTTTAGATACGTTGCCACCAGATGCTAAAGAAGTTGACATATTATATAAGTTGTCTAATGATACTAATGTTTATTTATTCGAAACACTCAAAAACGGTGAAACTGAACTAACAATAACAAGAGAATTAATAGAAAATTTAATTGAAGAAAACCAAATATTAAGATCTTTTGACAGTGTACCTAAAAAAGCAAAAGCGCAAACTATAACGGCTAATAGACTTATGTATGGTAATTATGTGTTAGGGCACAACTTTGATCAAAAGGTAAAAATAAACAGCCGCGTAGAATCAAGTTTAGTACAAGAAAATAACCCACAAGCGTCTGTTAAGTCAATGAGAGATTATCAATTAGGCGTTGTTTATCTTGACGAGTATGGTAGACAGTCACCAGTTTTCTCATCAAGTAAAGACGCTGGTATATACATACCGCTAGAAGACGCAGATAAAAAGAATATTATTCAATCACAGATCACATCGCAACCACCTGAGTGGGCTACACACTTTAAATATTATATTAAAGATTCATCTAATGAATATAATAATTTAATAACTGATAGATATTATAATGGCGAAAAAGGAAACAACTTTTGGATAAGTGTTCCTTCGTCCGAAAGAAATAAGGTTGACATTGGAACGTATTTAGTGTTAAAGAAAAAACATGGGAGTAACGTTGCGTTTAATCCACGTGATTTTGGTGTCTCATCTGCTAAGTTTAAAATATTAGATGTAAAGAACGAGGTTCCAGATTTTATCAAAACAAAAAAGCGATTAATTGGTTCGTTAACTGCAGTTTCATTATTTCCGTCCACATTAGCTGGATATCCTAGGGCAGGGTATAGAACTTTTAGAATACCTGGGGATGTAATAGGTACAGACTCTAGTCAACTAAGAGATATAGCAACTAATTCTAACTTCATAAATCAGAATAAATATCTAAAAATTAAAAGTTCAGACTCAACACAATCAACTGATTTATACCAAATAGAAAGTATAACTAAAGTTGATGGAGATGGTTCAAACCCTCCAGTGTATAGTGGATCAAACGATTACTACGAATTTACACTAATGAAATCATTTAGTGAAGACTCTGTGTGGCTAGGAAGTTATAAGAATTACACCAATAACACTACGATAGAAATTTATGCAGAAGAAAGATCAAATGACGACTCTGAATACGTTGGTAGGTTTTTTATAAAGTTAAGAAGAGACAGTTTAATAACGGAAAGTATATTTGGGTACGCTGATGGTCAATTTAGCCCTGTTGCTGTAGCCCCATTTAAATTAATAGATTTTAAAGACACTATTTACCCAACTCAATGTGCAACTGGCGTATTGCCTTGTAGCCAAGGAGAACAGCCATCAAGTGGTCCAATATACGCTGGCGGTAGATTTGTTTTTGAGCATGATTTAGATGAAGCAGGTCAAGAGGCTAGCGGTGTTAAAGCTTTTGGTACAACTGCTTTTATATTAGGTGAAGAAACAGTATATAAAGTTGGAGATGCTGCTGTAGGCCCTGCGATAGGTAACAAAGTTTTAACACTTAGATACATAGATTATGGTATAGACGGAGTAATAGCAGATACTAAATCACCAGACACGAGTGCTTTTGCTGCAAAAAATCCAGAAACAGGAGAAAGTGAACAACTACAGGATGATGAAAACTTTCATAGAGCTCTTGCTGATAATAATAATTTATACATTAGTTTCGTGTCCGATCCTAATAATACAAAGTACAAAATTACAGCGGTTAATATCGACATGGGGCGTAATTACGCATATAATAAAAGCAATAAGTCTAGCTCTAATAGATGTATACGATATGTGATATTTTTAGAAGAGCCAATAAAAGACTGGTCACCTCTAAGTGCTACCACTGGTGGATTAAGCACAAGGCCAGGTAAGCTATCAACTTTAAATGTAGATAACCAACGAATAGCGAAAATACGTCAGCGTGAAAGTGAAACAGTGCAGTTGTGGACAAAGATCCCATCTACTGATATTTTAGACACAGCATCTCCAGCTGTTTGGGAAACTGTACCAGAACAACCTAAAGTAGATCTTGATTTATATTATGAGGCAAGCGATGCGTATCCAGTTGTTCAAGTTGGCATGAAGGTTACTGGCACTGGCATAGCATCAAACACCACCGTTTCATCTGTAACGAACTTTGGATTTTTTAATTTATCAAACAACACAACAGCGGCTATAACTAATGGTATTATAAATTTAGAATCTGCTGATGGTAATTATAACTTTAATTTGACTGTTAACGTTAATAACAATGCTAATGTTGTTACTATTGCAGACGGTCAAGTACATGGCCAAATACACACTTTGGGTACAGACAGAGACGATGATACGGATATAGCTAGTAATGATAGTTATAAATCTTGGTTTAACTGTTTTAGTTTTGGTAATGGTGTAGAATCAAACAGAATACGTGATGATTTTAATGCGCCTTTTATTGATAAAGGGCCAATAGCGTCTACAACATTAGACGAACCATATACTGAGGAAAGAAGAAAAAATAGTATTATTTACTCTGGTATTTATAACCCTAAATCAGGAGTTAATAAAACAAATCAATTTATCATTGGTGAAAAAATAACAAAAGATATTAATGATGAATATGGTTCAATACAAAAACTGCACACAAGAGCCATTGATATTATAGCTTTATGTGAAGATAAAATTGTAAAAGTATTAGCAAATAAAGATGCTTTATTTAACGCTGATGGCAACCCGCAATTAATAGCAACGGATAGAGTGTTAGGTCAAGCCATACCTTATGCTGGTAGTTACGGTATAAGTAAAAATCCAGAATCATTTGCTGCTTTTGGCAATAGAGTTTATTTTTCAGATAAAGACAGGGGTAAAGTATTTAGATTATCTGGTGGCCTTGGCGGTGGAGATGGTTTAACTGATATATCAGGCAAGGGTATGTCAGATTACTTTAGTGATAACTTAGCTATAGCATCATCTGTTATAGGCAGTTATGATCAAGATACTAACACATATAATATAACACTTAATGATGATACTGTTAGTTTTAAGGAAGCTGTAGATGGTTGGCCAAGTAGAAAGTCTTTTATACCAGAGTGGGGTGTATCATTAAATAATAAGTATTTTACTTTTAAAGATGGTTATATATGGCTTCATAGTCACGATGAAAATAAAAACACATTTTACGGTGGTAGCCAAGCAGACTCAACAATTGACATTGTATTTAACGATGCTCCGGGTTCTGTAAAGAAATTTAAAACATTAAATTATGAAGGTGATTCTGGTTGGACAGCGTCAACGCTAACAACTGACCAAGAAAACGGTGGTGATATTTTATTTAAAGAAAAGGAAGGTAAGTGGTTTGCATACTTAAAACATAACAAAAATTATAAAGTAAAAATAACACCAAAAGTTTCTGGTAGTGCAAGTGGTAATGGTGGTCAAATAATATTACCTAATCCAGTTGAGATAAGTAATGTGTATAGCACAACGATGAGTAATACGCTAACGTTTACAATAAAACCAAAAGAAGGATACGAGTTTGCAGCACCTACTGTTGGCGATATTCTTCCATCAGCTGAGTATAATACAGATGTGTTATCGGCTTCAAGCAAAACAGCTACAATAACTAATGGTAATTTAGTGTTAACTATAGATTTAGCAGGTTTTAATTTACCGCCTCAAGACATTAATGAAGACTTACCTATAAATGTTACTAATTATATAAACTTAAAAAAACACACTATTGGTGTTACGTATAAAAAGTATACATCAAATGTCACTATTAGCTCAGCGGGTGGCAGTCCTTTAATAGCGGCAACAGCTTCTAATAACGCTACGGGTACAACGTCTTCAGGTAGGGTTAATGAAAAAAAGTTAATTTATAGTGCTACTATAACACCAAGCAGTGGCTATGCTTTTAATGATTCAAGTAAACCAAGAGTCGTAATGAGCGGTGAGGGCAACTATACAATAATAGGACCAACAGCTAATGGTAGCGGTTATAGTTTTACTGTCAACGGGTTTGTTGTAAATAAAAATATAACGGGTGAATTACTAAAAGTATATGCTGACCCTGTGGTTAGTGTAACAGAATCAACAACATCGATATATGGTGCTGATTTTTCACAAAACAAAGTTAATAAAAATGGTGAAAAAAGAGAAATAACAGTTTTTGGATCACCAAGTGCTCAAGTTGTTTTAAATGCTAGTGCGGTATCTGCTTCAGGAACTGACTTATTAATAAATATAAATGATGGTAATGGGTTTACGTCTGGTTCTAAAACGTTAACAATGGACTCTGATGGTAAAGCTAAAGCGACCATTAAATTTACTTCGACAGCAACTACAAGAGATGTTTACGTTAGATTAACAGAGACTGGTAGTTATAATATAGTAACATCATTTGACAATATTGATGGTTCAGCAGATAACACGGTTTTATATACATTAAATCAATTAATAGACGTTGGGTTACAAATAAGTATTAGAAGACAAGATCTTACAACTGCTATGACGTTGTTTTCTGGTCCAAATATATATGGCCTGAACGACACTGGTGGTCAAGGTAATACATTTTTAGCGCGAAACATAGATTTTGAAAACACTACAGCTACGCTTTCAACTGGAATAGCTAGTGTTACAGTAGCAGACACAACTGGTTTTGGTGTTGGAGATGCTTTGTTATACAGAGACGATACAAACACAACTGGTAGGTTTGGGACAAATGCTGTTATACAGTCAGTTGATTCAGCAACAACATTTACAGCTAGTGTTAATCACGCCACGGCTGGCGCTATAGACTTTCAGGTTAACAACCTAACAACAGATGCACTTACATCAAGTGGTGTTGCTAATGAAGAAAATCCAACGACAAATTATCAAGGCGTTGTAAATATAATAGTTGCAAGAGATAACGTGGTTGATAGCAGCAGCGTTATTGTTAAGGTAGATGATCTTGATGTAGAAAATGATTTTCTTGATGCTGATGGTAACAACGCGTATAATGCAACATTAGGTTTATTAGAGCTTAAAAATGGCACACAGTTAACGGTTGACAATGTTAACTTTGGTGTAATTGGAACATCGGGAAGAGGTGGATTTACCTTTAACTACACTATTGTAAAAAGAGGTAGCGCGGATGATATTCTATACGTTAAGCCAGCTAATATACTTGATTTATCAAACAATCAGTCATTAGGAACTGATAAGTGTGAAGCATTTTTAGATGGTGCTGGTACTTATATAACAACTGGTGGATTAAATATAAAAGGTGCTAAGACATTCCCTAAACCTACAGCAGCTGATCAAGATATAGAGTTTAATTTTGAAGTTGTATTTGACGAGGACGCTGTTGGTTATACTCCATCCAACTTTAATGTAACATATGTAGCTGCTAGTAGTGGTGATACAATTAATGGTCAAGTAATGACAAGTGGTGATTGGACAAATAATGGTTCAGATGCTGTTGTTACTATACCAGCAGATGACCCAGTTGGTTTAGATAAATTCGGTAGAATACAAAACGGAACAAAAGGCTTGATACACTTGAAGTTTAAATCAACCGCCGCTATGAGTAATAACGATAAAGTAGGTGCAACAGTAACAGTTAATTTATATACTTAATATTATGGCAGACTTAACAATAACATTTAATAACGATATACCTTTAGATTTAGAGGCTAAAGATTCTAGTGATTTTTCATCATATACAGCTGATGATGTAGCGTATGATATGATATATTCAGGGTCTGTTAGTAACGGTGTTATATCATCATTAAAACAAGTTGGTATATGTAAGGATATTAATAGAACTACAAATGTTATAACTGTATCAGAGGCTGCTTTTGGTGATGTATCTATTGACATGAAAGATATAACAGTTAACGGTATCGGAACATGTAGTGCTACAGACTTAACAGCTGCTAGCATAGCATATCCAACAGCTGGTGATTTTATTTTCTTTGCTAAATCTAAAACAGTTCAAAATAACGGTTTATTAGGTTATTATATGCAAGTTAAAATGAAAATAACACCAGGTAGCAGTAAAAACACTGAACTATTTTCACTGGGAACTGAAATATTTGAATCTAGTAAATAATGTGTGATTATATATGTATAAAAAATAAATAAAATGAATAAATTCGCAGCTAACGAAATGAATATTATGGGTATTGAGCCAAGTTATAGCGACGGGACTGGTTTAGGCGCTACAACATCAAACCCACTAACTCACGGTCAGATAGCAACTTTTGACATTGGAAATAAAGATAAAGACAGAAGACAATTAACCTCTCAAGGTATGGGCGCTGTAGGTAATCTCGCCTCTGGTATAGCTAGTATAGCTAGTGGTATAATAGGTGGAGCACAAAGAAGAGAAGAGCAAAGAGCTGCTAAAGCTGCTTACGAAGAGCAGTTACAAGCATATAGAGCGCTTGACACGTCTAGTCCATATAGAGACATAACAAACCCATACGAAGATTTAACTGTTAACCAGCAACAAGCGCAGTTTATCGCCCAACAACAACAACAAGGTTTAGCAACAACAATGGCATCTGTAGGTGCTGCAGCTGGTGGTTCAGGTATAGCTGCTTTAGCACAAGCAATGGCGCAACAACAAGCAAGAAATTTACAACAAGCTTCAGCAACAATAGGAGCACAAGAAGCTGCTAATGAAAGACTAAGAGCTCAAGGTGAAGCAAGAAGACAACAATTAATAGCTCAAGGTGAAGCAATGTCTATGCAAATGGAAGCTTCAAAAACTGGTCAACTACTTGGCCTTGAAAGAGCTAGATTACAAGAAGCAAACTTAGCAAGACAGCAAGCAACAGCTGCATTAGTTGGTGGTATTGGTCAACTTGGTTCTGGCGTTGCAGGCTTAGCATTTGGTGGGTTCGTTAAATAAATTAATATGGCACAAGATAATATGGATTTTAATAGAAGAAGAAGTTTTGGCAACATACCGCAGTATGGCCTTGTTAAAGGTACTGTAGCGCCTGGCTTTGTAGACTATGGTCAAGTTTTAAAAAAGAACATTGACATTGACGATATAATAAAAGCAAGGAAATTAAAAGAAGATGAGTATGCAGAGAATATAGCTAACTCACCAGCTGATATTGATGTTGCTAAAGTTCCAGATGCTTATGAGGCTGGATTAACAGATTATCTTACTGAACTTAAAATGGAATATAGCGAAGGTGCTAAATTATTAAGAGATAATAGAGTTGGTAGTGACGCATATAAAAGAGGTCAAGAATTAGTTAGAAATTCTAAAGGTTTTATGGCTAATTTAGATAAAGAATATAGCGCATTACAATCAGCATCGTTAGAAGATATTAAGAACATACAGCAAGACATGTACTCTAGTGGCAATGATGAAAG